GACTGGTATAACCTACACTGCTTCTACTGGTGTAATAACAAGTAATGATGGTCAGATCGATCACGATGCCTTAAACAACTTTGTAGCTAACGAACACGTCGATCATACTTCAGTATCAATTACGGCAGGCACTGGTTTATCTGGTGGCGGTACGATAGCGGCAACAAGAGATCTTGCTATCGATTCATCAGAACTTAACAGTTACTTCGGTGGAGCTGGTAAAGGTTTTGACGCTGATACACTTGACGGACAACATGGTTCTTATTATCGAATTAACGTTTACGATGCTTCGGGCACACTATTGAACTAAGGATAAGAAATGGCAATACCTGACAGTAGAGAAAATCTAAAGCAATGGTGTCTCAGGAGACTTGGTGATCCTGTTATCGAAATCAATGTAGAAGAATCTCAGATGGAAGATCGCATCGATGAGGCGATCCAGTACTATCAAGAATTTCACAGTGATGCGGTATTTAGAACATATACTTCTCACTTAATGACCGCTGATGATATCACAAATAAGTATATCAGTATCAGTTCAGACACCTTATATGTCACTCGGATGTTTCCTATATCTAGCACATTTAATGCTACTAGAGGTATGTTTGATATTAAATATCAAATGTTGTTAAATGATATTGCAACTTTATCATCTCATGTTGGTGATCTTGGATATTATGAACAAATGCAACAATATCTTACAACATTAGATATTAAATTAAACGGATATCCACAAGTTGTATATGCCAGAAATCAAGATAGATTATACATTCACGGAGATATTACCGATAAAGATATCGTAGAAGGTGATTATATAGTATATGAACATTATAGTTTAATTAATCCTGAAGATACCGGCAAGGTATACAATGATATGTGGCTCAAAGAATATACTACTGCTTTATTTAAAATGCAATGGGGACAGAACTTAATAAAATTCGAGGGTATGCAATTACCAGGTGGTGTTACAATTAACGGTAGACAGATATATGACGATGCAATGTCAGATATAGAAAGATTAAGGGAAAGAATTAGATTAGAGTTTGAAACGCCACCCGACTTTATGATGGGATAATCGATGGCTACTAATCCATTCTTCACTCAAGGTACCAGAAACGAACAATTACTCTATGAGGATATTGTTCTAGAAGCCCTTAAAATTTATGGGCAGGATGTGTATTATCTACCTAGAACCTTGATAAACGAAAATAAAATCCTTGCTGAGGACATACCTTCTCAATTTGGATCGGCACATAAGATTGAGATGTACATCGAGAACACTGAAGGATTTGACGGTGAAGGAGATCTATTCACTAAATTTGGTGTAGAGATTCGAGACGCTGCAACTTTTATAGTTTCTCGTAGAAGGTGGACAAGTGCAGTAGGTAGGCATGACAACCTATCGAATGTTCGTCCCTTTGAAGGTGATTTAATTTATCTTCCTCTGACAAATAAACTTTTTGAAATTATGCATGTAGAGCATGAACAGCCATTTTATCAATTGAAAGACTTACCAGTATTTAAACTTCGGTGTGAGCTCTTCGCTTACAATGATGAAGATCTTGATACAGGTATCACAGATATCGATAATATTGAGAGAGATTATGCTTATAGATATAGTCTTACACTTGATAGCGCATCACAGGGCTTTGAGCAAGGTGACATTGTTACCCAAACTCTTGCCAGCGGTGTTACTATGTCAGGTGAGGTTGCGGCATTCTCTGATTCCGATAACATTCTACATCTAGTACACATTGGTGCAGATGATGGTAAGTATCACGAGTTTGCAACATCAAGGCTTTTATATGGTCCAGATGAAACTGAGTTTGGTAGAGCACAATCGTTTGCTTTAGTGACTGCTATCACCGAAACCAATAACATATCTGCAAATGAGCAAAATGATGAATTTGATAGAGCTGATCTAGATTTCTTAGACTTCAGTGAAAGTAATCCATTTGGAGAACCTGATTAATGTTTAACTATTTTTACCATGAAAGAATACGTAAGAGTGTAGCTATGTTTGGCTCACTCTTCAATGGTATATATGTTCTCAGAAAAGATTCATCAGGCCAAGTATTAAGTCAAGTTAAAGTTCCATTAGCATATGCACCAAGGGAAAAATTCTTAGATCGTATTAGAGAAAATCCTGATTTAAGAGAAAATAGTCAGGTTGCAGTTAAATTACCTCGTATGTCTTTTGAAATGACATCTTTAGCATATGCGCCTGAAAGACAATTAAATAAACAAATAAAATTTAATTATACTACAGAAGGCTCTATTACTAGTCGAGATTCAATTCAACAGCAATGTCCTTATACTCTTACATTTCAATTAAATGTATATGCAAGACAACAAGATGATGCATTACAAATTGTAGAGCAAATTATACCATATTTTAATCCTCAATATTCATTAACAATTAAACCATTTTCAGGTATAAGTGATTTCCTTGAAGATGTTCCTATTGTTTTAAACGGTGTAACTTACAGTGATGATTATGAAGGAGTGCTTGAACAAAGAAGAACTATAATTTATACCCTAGATTTTAGCATGCATGCTAGCTTCTTTGGTCCTATTGAAAGTAGTGGTATTATTCGTGATGTTCGTAATGTGCTATATACTATTGGAGCAGATTCAGATATTAAACTTGAAACTATTCAAGTGCTTCCGAATCCATTAGGAGTAAGTCCAGACAGTGATTTTGGATTTACTACTAATATAATACCGGCAGATAGTGCAGGGGCATAATAATGAGTCACTTTGAAAATGATAATTTAAAATCAGATTATGAATATTCAAGAGAAACTTTATTTGATTTAATCAATAAAGGTAGAGGTGCTCTTGAAGAAATGATCGAGGTTGCGCGCGAAAGTGAACATCCTAGAGCATTTGAAGTATTATCAGGTCTAATTAAAAATGTTGCTGACGTGAACGATAAACTTATGGATCTAAATAAGAAGCATAAGGATATCACTGACGCACCAAAGGCTATTGAAAACAAAACAACTAATAATCTGTTTGTTGGATCGACAGCCGAGTTACAAAAATTATTGAAAAAGAATGAAGAGAATGATCTATCTAATGTGGTAGATATAACCCCAAGATTGAATGATAATGAATGACACATACCTTGGTAATATTAATGTAAAAAGAGACGGTGTAGATCAAGAATGGACTGCTGATTTAATACAAGAATACGCAAAATGTATGAACGATCCAGCATACTTTGCAGAGCAATATTGTAAAATAATCTCGCTTGATAGAGGATTAGTTCCGTTTCAACTATATCCTTATCAAAAGAAAATGTTTGAGGCTTTCAATGAGCATAGGTTTTCTATTGTCCTCGCTTGTCGCCAATCAGGCAAATCAATCTCGGCATGTGCCTACTTACTCTGGTTTGCATTGTTCAATCCCGAGAAAACAATTGCGGTATTGGCTAACAAGGGTGCGACGGCAAGGGAAATGTTATCCCGTGTTACGCTTATGCTTGAAAATATTCCTTTCTTTTTACAACCGGGCTGTAAAGCCCTTAATAAAGGTTCGATTGAGTTCAGTAATAACAGTCGCATCATTGCTGCCGCTACTAGCGGTAGTTCTATACGTGGTTTGTCTGTCAGCTTGCTTTACTTAGATGAATTTGCATTTGTTGAGCGTGCAGCAGAATTTTATACATCAACGTATCCAGTTGTTTCATCTGGTAAAGATACAAAAGTAATAGTTACTTCTACAGCCAATGGTATTGGTAATATGTTTTATAATATATGGCAAGGTGCAGAACAAGGTGTAAATGAGTTCAAGCCATTTCGAGTAGATTGGTGGGACGTACCTGGTAGAGATGAAAATTGGAAAAACTCTACTATTGCTAATACGTCACAATTACAATTTGATCAGGAATTTGGTAATACATTTTTTGGAACTGGTGACACGTTAATTAATGCTGAAACTTTGATGAAGTTACGAGCTAAGCAACCTATACAAATTTTAGAAGGTGGTGATCTTTTAATTTATAACGAGCCTAAAAAGAAACACGAATATGTTATGACTGTAGACGTGTCAAAGGGAAGAGGACAGGATTATTCTACTTTTAACTTGATCGATATTAGCACAAAGCCTTTTAAACAGGTTGCTGTTTATCGCTGTAATACTATGTCACCTATACTCTTCCCTACAACTATATATAAGTACGCAAAATTATATAATGAAGCATATGTTGTTATTGAATCAAATGATCAAGGTACACTTGTATGTAATGGTTTGTATCATGATTATGAATATGAAAATATGCATGTAGAATCAGTAGTAAAAGCAAATGCCCTTGGTATAGAAATGACTAGAAAAGTTAAAAGGATCGGTTGTTCAGGCATTAAAGATATTATAGAAACTGGTAAGATTAAAATATGCGATGAAAATACTATTTTAGAATGTTCTACATTTATTGGTAAAGGTCAATCGTATGAAGCTTCTGAAGGTAACCATGATGATTTAATGATGAATTTGGTTATGTTTGGATATTTTGTTCAGACTCAAATGTTCTCTGATATGACCGATATTAATTTAAAACAAATGCTATATCAAGATAAGATGGATCAAATAGAAAACGATATTGTACCATTTGGTATTATAGACGACGGCAGTGAAGAAATAGCACGTATAGAAGCTAAAGAGAAATTTGGGGGAGAGTGGGCTATAGAATATTCTAATGATATGTAAAATTTATCTTATTATAAATAAGAGCGATTGAATATTCGTATTATGGACACTTATCATTAACTCTATAGAGGACAAAAGTCATGGCGTTATTTACTCCTTCTGCGTCTCCGGCCATTACGGTCAAGGAGATCGACCTTACGGGGGTGGTGCCAAATGTACAAACTTCAACCGGTGCGTTTGTTGGCGACTTCAGCTGGGGTCCAGCAGAAGAGACTACGCTAATATCTAATGAAGCCAGGTTGGCCGAGGTATTTGGTACACCAGACTCCGATAACACAATAGATTTTCATTCCGCAGCGTACTTCCTACGTTATGGAAACTCACTTCAAGTAGTTCGTGAGGTCACGAGCGCTGCTAAAAACTCTTTCTTCGATGCTGGCGACAATGATTCTGATGCAGGATCATCCTTCTATTATAAAGCACCAGTTATCAAAAATGAAACAGATTTCGATAACCAAGTTTCTACACTTGGTGCAACTAACAGCACACCATTAGCTACTCAAGATTCTGCTGGTGGTAACATCAGTTGGGCGGCACGATTCCCAGGTGAACTTGGTAACTCACTTAAAGTTTCAGTTTTAGGTGCACCAGCAACTAAAGCTTCTAGCATTACAATAGGTGATGCTTTTGATGCTTGGACTTATGCAGACCAATTCGATGCTGCTCCTGGCACTTCGACATTCGCATCAGACTTTGGCGCATCTAACGATGAGATCCACGTCGTAGTTGTAGACGAAGATGGCTTAATTGGAGGAACAAAAGGAGCTGTTCTTGAGGCTTTCCCATTCCTTTCAAAGGCAAAGAACGCTTTAAATGCTGATGGTTCTACTAACTACGTAAAGAACGTTATCAATAACGCTTCAAACTACATTTACTTAGCTGGCGAAGGCTATGATGTAGAAGGCGAAGATTCCGCATCCTTTAACGTATTCAATGCTCTTAACTTCGGAGCAGATGCAGTTGCTGATAGGGACTTCGGTCAAATAGTTAACGCCACAACGAATCACGACAGCGATGACGTATGGGCTATCGACTTCTCGCTTACGGCTGGTGTAAACTCTGCTGCACTTACCACAACTGAATATGCAACTGGCTTTGATCTCTTCGAAGATGTTGATAACATCGAGATCGATATGATGATTGCTCCTGGTATGAATAGTGCAACTGATCAAAGGACGGTTGTTAACGATATGGTAGCTATAGCACAAAGCACACGTAAAGATTGTGTAGTTGTTGCTTCGCCACCTCGTTCGGCAATAATTAATAACAACTCACCTGTAACTGACACAGTTTCATTTGTCTCAGGTGGACTTACTCGTTCGTCTTATCTTTTCGTAGATAACAACTACCTGAAGGTGTATGATAAATACAACGATCAGTTTATTCAGATTCCAGCATCATCTTCAACTGCAGGTTTGTTTGCTAACACTGATCGTGTTGCTGCTCCTTTCTTCTCCCCAGCGGGTCCAAGGCGTGGTCAATATCTCGGTATCACAAACATCTCTTATTCACCAACAAAAAGTGAAAGAGACACTTTGTATAAGTCTGGCGTCAATCCGATTGCTAACTTACCAGGTCAAGGTATTCTTCTCTTCGGTGATAAGACCATGTTGGCAAGACCTTCGGCATTCGATCGTATTAACGTTCGTAGATTGTTCTTAGCAATCGAGCGTGCCATTGCATTGGCAGCACGTAACGTTATGTTTGAATTCAACGACGAGTTTACTCGGGCGGAATTTGTTAACGTCGTAGAGCCTTTCCTTCGGGAAATTCAAGGTCGAAGAGGTATCACTGACTTCCGTGTCGTTTGTGACGAAACAAATAACACTGCGGCAGTCATAGATAGAAACGAATTTGTTTGCAACATCTTCATTAAGCCAGCACGCTCTATCAACTACGTCACACTGAACTTTGTGGCAGTTAGAACCGGCGTTGACTTCGAAGAAGTTGTAGGCCTTAACTTTTAATTGACGTCAAGCGCAATAGGAGAAATTTAAATGGCTATCTTAGGTGTAGACGATTTTAAAGCTAAACTGAGAGGTGGTGGCGCTAGACCGAATTTATTCAAGGCGACTATCAACTTCCCAGCTTATGCTAATGGCGACGTGGAATTGACCAGCTTCCTCTGTGAGGCTGCTCAACTTCCTGGTTCGATCATGGCAGCAATTGAGATTCCCTTCCGAGGGAGGGTTTTAAAAATTGCTGGAGACCGTACATTTGATGTATGGACACCAACAATCATCAACGATACAGACTTCGCAGTCCGTAATGCTATGGAACGGTGGATGAATGGGATTAACGCCCATCAAGCAAACTCCGGTCTTACAGCACCAGTCGATTATCAAGCTGACTTGATTGTCGAACAACTCGACCGTGATGAAAGTATTTTGAAAACATATAACTTTAGAGGTTGCTTCCCGACCAACATCGCTCCGATTGATCTTGCTTATGGCACGACAAACGAAATTGAGAGATTTACGGTTGAATTCCAAGTCCAGTACTGGGAATCAGGAACCACTTCGTAGGGTATAAATAAGGGTGACCGGCTTAGGTCGGTCACCTATTTTTCATCGCAGGATACAGTTATATGGCAGAAAATGGCTCCATTAAATTATTTGGATTTGAAATCAAACGTAGTAAGAGCTCTGAAGCTGAAGAGAAGCAGAAGAAGTCAATTGTACCTCCAGTTGATATGGATGGTGCTGGATACGTTACTGCGTCTGGAACTCATTTTGGTCAATACGTTGATATCGACGGTGACAGAACAAAAGATAATTTCCAACTTATTCAAAAATATCGTGGTATGGCATTGCATCCAGAGATTGATGCTGCCATCGAAGACATCGTTGATGAGGCTATGTCTACGGACGACACAGGTTTCGCCGTATCGATTAATTTAGATGAAGTAGACGTTTCAGATAAAATAAAAGAACAGATTACAGAAGAATTTAACAATATTCTTCATATGCTTAAGTTCAATGAACTTGGGCATGATATTTTCCGCAGATGGTATATCGACGGTAGAATAGTATTTCACATTGTAATTAACGAATCATCTCCGGGTAAGGGCATCCTTGAAATCCGACCAATCGATTCCGCAAAGATTCGTAAGGTCAAAGAAATTAAAAGAAAGAAAGATCCTATCACTGGTGCACAGCTAATTGAAAAGGTCGATGAATATTACGTCTACCAAGAAAAGCCAGGATCACAGACCCAAGGCGTAAAGATGACGAGCGATTCAGTTCTCTATGTCACGTCTGGGCTTTTAAATGAATCTCAAAGAAATATTATATCATACCTTCACAAGGCTCTAAAGCCTCTCAATCAATTACGCATGATGGAAGACTCACTAGTCATCTATCGTCTCGCGCGTGCGCCTGAGCGTAGGATTTTCTACATTGACGTTGGTAACTTGCCAAAGGGTAAGGCTGAAGAGTACATGAAGGGTATCATGACTCGGTACCGCAATAAGCTGGTATATGATGCAAGCACTGGTGATATTCGTGATGATCGCAAGCATATGTCAATGCTTGAAGATTTCTGGTTACCTCGTCGTGAAGGTGGTAGAGGTACTGAGATTACCACGTTACCAGGCGGTGAAAATCTTGGACAGATTGACGATATCGTATATTTCCAAAAGAGACTATATCGAGCATTAAACGTACCGATCAATCGTCTAGAACAAGAGGCTCAATTCTCTCTTGGTAGATCTAGTGAAATCACACGTGACGAATTGAAGTTCCAAAAGTTTATCGATAGGCTTCGTAAAAGATTCAGTCATATGTTCTATGAGGCTCTTAAGACACAGTTAATTCTTAAGAATATCATAACTGAAGACGACTGGAACGAGTGGATTAGAAACGTTCACTTTGAATATGTCATTGATAATCACTTCACAGAAATGAAAAATGCTGAAGTCTTAAGAGAAAGGCTTCAAACTATGGATATGGCTCAGAACTATGTTGGTGAATACATTTCAAAAGAATGGGTCATGAAGAATGTGTTGCAGCTAACTGATGAAGAAATCAAAGACATGCAAGACCAAATGAAAGATGAAGTAGACTCAGGTGAAGTTGAAGACCCAAGGGATGATGGACAAGATGATAGTCAAAATGATCAGGATCAAGAACCACCCCGTCAGTGAAGCATACGCTAACTATTGCTCGCCAAGTTGGAAAGGATTTGATTTTCATTTTTATGATGCGGTAACTCCAGAGACATTATCCTCTCAAAGAGGACTTCGATTTTCTGATAAAAGAAGTGGGCCACATACCGACACCGAAAAGGCGTGTCTGTATAGCCAGTATAATCTATGGAAAGAATGTGCGATATCAAATAAGCCATACCTTATACTAGAACACGACGCATATCTAGAAAAAC